AAAGATAGTGTTAATCCGGAAAACACATCTGATGATAGCGGGGAAGAAAAAAAGTACACAGACAAGGATGTGGATGCGATTGTAAACAAAAGATTCGCAAAATGGAAAACTGAGCAGGAACAGGCGGTAAAGAGTGCTAAGGAAGAGGCAGAAAAGCTGGCAAAAATGAATGCTGAGCAGAAACAGAATTACGAGATCGAGAAGTTGCAAAAAGAGAATGAAAAACTGAAGCAGGAGGCTGCAAAGGTTGAGCTTAGCAGAAGCGCCACAGGCATTCTTGCAGAAAAAGGAATTGAAGCAACGCAGGATGTTCTTGATTTTGTTGTAGGGAATGACGCTGATGATACGAATGCAAAAATTGATAAGCTTGTAAAAATCGTGGAATCCCAGCTTAAGAAAGCCGAGATCGCCAGAGCAACCGGAACTACACCAAAAACCATGACGAACTCAGGAAGCCAGTTGTCTGAATTTGAAAAGAGACTTGCAAAGTATAAATAAGGAGAATGTGAAGATGAAGAACAGAGAATTTATGATGTTACAGTTATTTGCGGCAGGAGACAACAATGATATGCCGATAAGGAGCTACCAGCTTGAGTTTAAAAGTCTTTTGCAGGCAGTATTTAAAAAGATGTCCTATTTCGCGGATTTTTTCGGCGGCGAAATTGAGGCACTTGATGGTGTTAGAGAGAATGAAACGGCCTTTTATGTAAAGACATCGGATATCCCGGTTGTAGTGGGAACTGGGTACGATAAGACAGCTACGAAAGCGTTCGGAACAGGAACAGGAAGCTCTAGCCGTTTCGGTGAGAGAAAAGAGATTATCTACGCAAACACACCGGTTAATTATTCTTGGGAATGGAATTTCCATGAAGGAATTGACCGACACACCGTAAATAATGATTTTGACGTTGCGGTAGCAGATCGCTTGGAAC